GATGCGGACAAAGACGAAGAAGAACCTAAAGAGGGAAACAGGCTCAGCGAAGCGCAGGATGCAATGGTTTCAGCAATCTCACAGGATCAGTCTGCCGCTTTGGTCGCATTAACTCAAACAATGTACCTAAACACCTACACCACAAAAACGTATAATGGTGGGGTATATAGAGATTCGGTAGTGTTACAAGATGGCGAGATGCCAACGTCAAAGCGCGGATTGCGTAATGGTTTGGCTCAACAATTACTGCATGAGCAAATGGTTCAGATGCAGTACAAATAGGTGAAAACTATGAAATTGCCACTTTTAATAGCTTTGTTTATTCCTGTAATTGGGCTTTGCGAAGATGTCATCATTACCGGCACAGTACAGTCTAAATGCGTCATCAACACAGACACTGCCGGTGTCTACGGAAACCCGACACCAGATAAACTCAGTACGGCACCTGCTGACGGTGGTGTGATGCCTGTTATTCGGTATGACGTATCACTGGCTGATGCTTATACCGCCAGAGTCACTACGCCTACTAACTTCAGCACAAGCCCAGCTTTAACTGATGTGGTCAACTGGACTGGATCAACCACAGTATCTGCCGTTTCAGACACAGCCATGTCCGATTACGACACAAATGCCGTGGAATACGATGAGACTACTGAGTTTGATCTACACACGGCAGGTACTGTGTGGTTTAAGGTCGATTCTACTGCTGAGTATGGGTATAACAAGGCTTTCCCTGGTGGAACCTACAGAGCCGTGGTTGAAGCGGAATGTATCGCAAACTAATCTTGTTATGGTTGTTATCTTGTGGTGCTTATGCCCATGAGATGACACCCACTTATCCGGTACTGACTCCTTCCTATGTAGATGGTGTGTCGAAAGTTGAGATGCACCTGTTCAATAAACGGCTAGATGCTCGCTACTACGAGATCGGGGTATTTGATGCTGACTTTAATCCAATCCCGTTCGTTAGCTCGTATCACATAGTTTCCCTAAATTACCTTAAACACCTCAACTTTGCTGTTTACATAAGCGACAAGGACAAGGATAGGGCAGTCTATGTCTGCACTCGGTCATTGATCCAATCCTATCAGGATGCCAAGGCTTTTGTCGCGTCTAAAATCTGCTCAAAGTTTAAGGGCAAGTGATGCGAAACTTGATTATTGTACTAATGTTTGTGCCGGTCATGTCATGGTGTGATAACAACTCGCTTAACTTGAACCTGCCTAATTCAAACATGAATCATCAATCAGATAAGTTTAGGGCTGGCAATATGGACTGCTCCAATGCTGTGGGTGGTGCTACAAACTTTGAGTTTGGCATGATGGGAATAGTAGATAATGCTAGTGGGCCTTTCTCAAACAATGACCCGATGGATCGTGAAACTAAAGACATTGGAGTCTATGCCCGCATTACTATCCCTCTGGATAAACCGCGTGAACGTATTAACTGTAATACTCTCTACCAGCTTGAGCTTCGCGCCAGAAGGCTTGAGGTAGAGAAACTTGAACTAGAGCTAGAGCAATTACGCAATATGAGGTTTGAGAACCGTGAGCGTTGAGTTTAGGCTGTTTGGTTATAAGCTGACACCAGCAACTATCGCTGGTCTCATTGCTTTGGTTGGGCCGGTACTAGGTGCGCTCTACGCAGGTTTTATGATGTACCAGAAGGTAGAGTCTATTGCTACTCTTGACCTAGATGCAGTACAGGGTGACATAGCAAGCATCCAAGAAAAGCTAGAAGCCAATAACAACTACACACGTGACATCAAGAATGGACTGCGTGATGATATAATGCGTATTGAGAAGGTAGTGGATCGTAGCGAAGATAGTGTAAACGCACTTGAGGATAAGGTACGATCACTTATTGACAACGCGGAAGTAAGGTTTGAGGAGCGTAGGGAATCGCTCAGGATGTCTCAGAAAGCAGACATGAAAGAGCTTGAAGATAGGCTCACGGCTAAGTTACAACGCGCACTAGACAATCCCTTAGCGGATTAGGAGGCAAAATGTTAGACATGATTAAGGGAGTGGTGGGGGCTGTTGCGCCTACACTCGGAACGGCTTTAGGTGGGCCGTTGGGGGGTGCCGCTGCATCCATGATTGCTGATGCCCTTGGATGTGATAATGATGAGAAATCAATCAATAAGGCCCTGCAATCTGCTACTCCAGATGAACTGGCGATGGTGAAAGAAGCTGACCGCGAATTCGATGCCAAGATGAAAGAGCTTGATGTTGACCTGTTTGCTTTGGAGACAAAGGACAAGCAAGATGCTAGATCGCACTTTGCTAAAGATTGGACTGCAAAGCTGATCGGTGTGGTGATGGTGCTTTTTTTCTGCGCGTACATCGCCATGATTACCATCATGCCACCAGAGCAGAATAGCATGGAAATAATCAATTTAGTGCTAGGGTATATGGGTGGACTCGTTAGTGCCGTTATCTCCTTCTACTTTGGTGCATCACAAAAACAGGAATTATCGTGAGTTACGAAAAACTAACAAAACAGCTTATACGTCAAGAAGGGTTGAGGCTGAAGCCGTACAAGTGTATTGCCGAAAAGCTGACTATTGGTGTTGGTCGCAATTTGGATGACGTAGGGATAAGCAAGGATGAGGCGCTTTACCTGCTCTCTCAGGACATTATCACTGCTAGAAATGAGCTGGTTCGCGTTTTCCCTTGGACACTAGAGCTTGACGAGGTGCGCTTTCAGACACTGGTGAACATGGTGTTCAATCTTGGTATCTCTCGGCTGTCTAAATTCACCAAAACTATGAGCCTTATTCATGATGGCGAGTATGATGTGGCAGCCACTGAGATGCTTGATTCTCGCTGGGCAAAGCAGGTAGGCAATCGCGCGATTGAGTTATCTGAGCAGATGAGGACGGGAAGCTATGCCGACTAGAAAAGTAAAAGGTGGCTACAAATGGGGCTCCAAAGGAAAGGTGTATAAGACCAAGGCTGGAGCAACCAAGCAAGCAAAAGCAGCCTACGCATCGGGCTACAAAAAGAAAGGTAAAAAGTAATGGCTAATTACTGGCTAACAAGGTTAAATGGTAATAAAAAAATGTTGACAATGTAATATAGTCATGCCATAGTCTGCTCTCAATACGAGGGGAGAGTGTTATGGCAACTTTACAACAACGAGTTTGGCAAGACTTATCTAAGATCGACTGCTCAGAATTCACTGAGCAAAAAATGGGTTTGACCTATCTGTCATGGGCTCACGCCTACGGCATCCTGATGGATCGCTGGCCTAACAATACTTATTACTTCCGCGAAGAACCATGTCCAGATAACACCATGATGGTGTACTGCTCGCTGATTATTGTTGATGGCGAAGAATCTGCTCTGCGTGAGATGTGGCTCCCTGTCATGGATCATCGCAACAAGCCTGTCGAGAATCCAAACGCCTTCCAAATCAATACAGCCCGCATGCGCTGTTTCACGAAGTGCCTGTCTATGCACGGTTTAGGGTCTTACATCTACAAAGGTGAGGATTTGCCGAAAGATGATTTAGTCACTGATCCACAGGCTGAGTCTATCGAGGAATTGTTGGAGAAATCTAAGGCAAATAAAGACAAATTCTTGAAGGCGTATCAAATTGGCTCTATTGAGGAGTTGACACAGAAACAATACGTTCTTGCCTGCAAGCAACTGGATCGAAAGATTGAGATGATGGATGAGGAGGCAGAAGATGCCTGATCTGCAACGCACCGATGAGTGGTTTGCAGACAGAATGGGAAGGGTAACGGCGAGTCAATTCTCTCGCCTTATCACTCCCACAGGCAAGCCAAGCACAAGTGCTGAAGGGTATATTAACGAGATTCTTGCACAGATTTTTACTAATAAGCTGCCAGAATCATTCACCAATGCTCACATCGAGCGAGGCATTGAGCTGGAGCCTCACGCGCTTGCATGGTTCGAGTTTGAGACCGACATAGAGGTTACTGAGTCTGGTTTTATCAAACATCCTGAGCTAGAGGCTGGCTGCTCACCTGATGGACTGATAGGCGATACAGGAGGGATTGAGATTAAATGTCCTGCACCTCATACGCATATCCAGTATCTGAAGGACGGCGTATTACCGGCGAAGTATAAGGCTCAAGTACAAGGTTCTATGTGGGTGACAGGGCGAGACCATTGGTGGTTCTTATCCTATCAGCCAGATATGAAAAACCTACTTATCAAAGTAGCGAAAGACGACGAGTACATTGATCTGCTCAGCGAAGAAGTAGAGAAGGCGTGTACAAAAATTACTCAAGACATTGAAATGATAAAGGAGAAATACTATGCCGTATGAATCAAAAGATGAAGGCGTACTGTTCAAAAATGATCGTAAGCAATCTGACAGCCACCCTGATTACACTGGAAGCTGGAATGATGCAGATGGGGTGGAATACTGGCTCAATGCTTGGGTAAATGAGTCTGCTGGCGGCAAGAAGTACATCAAGCTGAAACTGGGCTCGGCCAAGGATGAGAAAAAGGCTCCATCTAATCCTGCTGCTAAACCTGCTGTTGAGATTGATGAATCAGATGATCTACCATTTTAAGGGGTGAATATGAAAATTATTGAGCTAATTGAACAGAGAGATAAGGTGGTCGATCACGGGCATGTTGTCGCACTGGCCTTAGAGATATATGGTCAGCCTCCATCTAAGCTAGCCTCATATCTTGGTGTCAAGCCGCAGCAAATTTCTGCTATTCTCAAGACCAAGCGCATCAACGAAGAGCGTATGCAGGAGATTGCTACATTTTTCAAGATGACTCTTGGAGAATTGCTCGATATTGCAAACTGCCCACTGACCACACTTCTTACAGTACAACTCAAGGAGGTAGAGAATTACTTGAGGGGCAAGGATGTTAAAAATGGCAGGTACTTTGCCATGCTGCAAAAGCCAATCGCTGACATTAAGAATGTGATTTATATGCTGGAGACTCAGGGATGAGCAGCCAGTTTATCATCAGCAGCAGTCAATACCTTCCTTCAGTAATGAAAGAGCTTGAAACTCTGATAGATAAGCATGGGTTTATCAAGATGGTTGTCACAGCAGGTAGTAATAAGTCTGTCAGTCAGAACAATCTGTTCTGGATGTGGATGACTGAGATGGCAAATTACTTCGCATCTAAAGGGGTAGAAAACTCTACCAAGGATCAGATGCACGACCTGATGTGCCACAAATTCCTTGGAAATATCACGGTGACTGTGGGCAAGACTGAGATCACCAGGCTTAAAAGTCTGAGAGATTTGGATAAAGGCGATATGCTGCACTTTATGAGGCAAATTGACGAATGGTCGGCAGATCATGGCGTACTGCTCACCCATCCAGAGGATAGTGAGTATCAGCGACTAACAGAGGTGCAGAACCAGTGAAAAATTCATCACATAACAATATGTACATTGAGTCGGTCATAGGGAAAATATGTCAATGGCATCACGACAGGAATTTGATTCACGGTTCAACTGATAGCAAGCAGTTTCTTAAACTGTCTGAAGAGTTTGGTGAACTGGCCGAATCAATCGCTAAAGGTAAACCCATAAAGGACGATGTTGGTGATATTGTTGTGGTGTTAGTCAACATCTGTGAGAGGCATAATATATCCCTAAAATCCTGCCTTGAACAAGCGTATAAAGATATAAGGCATCGCACTGGCAGGATAGTTGATGGTATTTTTATTAAGGAGCAAGAAGAAGCTGAGGCCAAAAACAAGAAAGTGTAAGCAGTGTAAGAAAAAGGTTCCAGTAGACTCTGTCTATCAAAAGGGTCTGCTGGCTTTCTGCTGTGTTGAGCATTTAATCGCATACAGTAAAAGCCCGCCAGGTAAGACAGTAGTAAGACAAGCCCGCAGAGATATGAAGGATCATGTCAAGCCAATGTCGCAGCTAAAGAAAGAAGCGCAAACGGCTGTTAATGCCTGGATACGGTACAGGGATAAAGACTTGCCATGTATCTCTTGTGGAACCTTTGGCTCTGGAGACAAGTATGGGGGTGCATGGGATGCCGGTCATTATAAAACGGTTGGAGCGCATCCAGAGCTTCGATATAACGTCCTGAACATCCACAAGCAATGCAAAGCCTGCAACTCATGGCGATCAGGCCATGTAGTTGAATATCGCCAAAAACTGATTGAGAAGATCGGCCTAGACG